TACTCTTTCGGGTTCTCACCTGAACAAGAATCGTTGGTTGGATAAAGTTATTCAAGAGCATTTGTCCAACGATAGTGGAACAATATCACAAAATGATTATAACGACATTTGGTCTTCAATCATTGCCAATGATGGTTCAGTTCAACACTTGACTTGGATGAACGATTGGACAAAGGATGTGTTTAAGACTTCAATGGAGATTGATCAGCGTTGGGTTGTTCAACATGCTGCTGATCGTCAAGAATATATTGATCAAGCACAATCGTTGAATGTATTCTTTAGACCAGATAGTCATATCAAGTATATTCATGCTGTTCACTTTCAAGCATGGAAGCAAGGTTTGAAAACCATGTACTACTGCCGTAGTGATAAGATTGCCAAGGCAGATAAAGTATCAAAGCGTATTGAACGTGAAGTCATCAAAGAAATTAACTTACAAGCACTAACAGGAGATGCTGACACATGTCTAGCATGCGAAGGATAAAATGATTACAAAAATAAAAAACAATTTAACAGATCAGCGTAACTATTTTAAACCATTCAACTATCCATGGGCATATGATGCTTGGTTGAAACATGAACAGGCTCACTGGCTTCACTCAGAAGTACCAATGGCTGAAGATGTAAAAGACTGGAAGAAAAAACTGACAAATGAAGAAAAGCAATTCCTTACTAATATTTTTCGTTTCTTTACTCAAGGTGACATTGATGTTGCTGGTGGTTACGTTAATAATTACTTACCCTATTTTCCTCAGCCTGAAATTCGTATGATGCTCATGGGGTTTGCGGCACGTGAAGCACTTCACATTGCTGCTTACTCACATCTGATTGAGACACTAGGTCTACCAGAAACTACTTACAATCAGTTCCTGGAGTATCAGGAAATGCGTGACAAGCATGACTACGTTCTTGAACTTTCCAGCAAGAATGGCACTTTAGAGTCAACTGCAACCCACATCGCCGTGTTCAGTGCTTTCACTGAAGGGATGCAGTTGTTCTCTTCCTTTATCATGTTGTTGAATTTCCCACGACATGGTATGATGAAAGGAATGGGTCAGATCGTTACTTGGTCTATCGTTGATGAAACGATGCATGCTGAGTCAATGATTCGTTTGTTCAAAGAGTATATCAAAGAGAATAATCAAATCTGGAATGATGAACTAAAAGGCAAGATCTACACTATTGCAGAAAAGATGGTAGAACTTGAAGACAAGTTTATCGATCTATGCTACCAGGGTTCAGATATGCGTGAACTATCTGCAGCTGATGTAAAGCAATACATTCGTTACATTGCTGACCGTAGATTGATCTCTCTGGGTATGAAGGGCATTTTTAAAGTTAAACGTAATCCGCTACCATGGGTTGAGGAAATGATCAATGCACCAGTGCATGGTAACTTCTTTGAGAATCGTGTAACAGACTACGCCAAAGGTGCACTATCTGGTACTTGGGGTGACGTATGGGGGAAAGCGGCATGACCAGTAAGGTTTTTGAATGTGAGACTTGTGGAGCAGAAGGCAAGATCATTATCAAGGGTACAGATCTAAAGTACGAAGATATTGTTTGCTGCCCTGTTTGTTCAGCCGATATTTATGATGAAGAGGACACTGACGAGGAAGAATAAATAGTCTACAATGTGGACTTATTTAAATCAAATCGTTGAAGAATTACCAGATGACTGTGTTGGCTTTGTTTACCTAATAACTAACAAAGCCAGCAGTCGTCAGTACATAGGTAAGAAATTAGCCAAATTCTCAAAGACTACTTACAAGGTAGTTAAATTAAAGAATGGCACTAAGAAGAAAAAGAAAGTTAGATCAAAGATTGATTCTGACTGGCTAGAGTATTACGGTTCATCTATTGAACTGAACAAAGACATAGAATTACTTGGTAAGGAAAACTTTACCAGAGAAATTCTTTTTTACTGTAAATCAAAAGCTGAGTGTTCATACATCGAAGCAAGAGAGCAATTCACAAGAAGAGTTTTGGAAAGTGATAATTTTTATAATGGACAAATCTCAGTGAGGGTTCATGGCTCTCACATCAAGGGAAAAATATGACGTATCTACTATTCTTATCAGCATTGTCGTTATCGGCAGTGGCTGCATACTATTCAGTAATGGGTCTTGTGGCAATCTTTGCTGCAGCACCTATTTCAATCTTTATCATGGGCAGTCTGCTTGAAGCATCTAAGTTAGTTGTTGCTTCATGGTTGTATCGTTCATGGAAAGAAGTGCCACTATTGTTGAAGACATACTTTACAATGGCACTAGTAGTTTTGATGGTACTCACTTCAATGGGTATATTTGGTTATCTTTCAAAAGCACATTTGGATCAGGCAATCCCGTCTGGAGATGTTGCTGCAAAATTATCACTCATCGATGAGAAAATTAAGATCGAAAAGGAAAACTTAAATGCAAATCGTAAAGAACTTACTCAACTGGATGTTCAAGTCGACCAAACCATCGCCAGAACCGATGATGCCAAAGGAGCCGAGCGAGCCATTGCCATCCGTAGAGGTCAGCAAAAAGAGCGAGCCAGAATCCTTACCGAAATCGGCACCACGCAAACCAAGATCGCAAAACTCAACGAAGAACGTGCGCCAATCGCCACCGAAGTCCGCAAAGTCGAAGCGAAGTCGGTCCGATCAAATACATCGCAGCATTAATCTATGGTGATAACCCAGAATCGGACATACTTGAAAAAGCTGTTCGCTGGGTTATCATTATGATTGTTATTGTATTTGATCCACTGGCTGTTCTGATGTTGGTTGCCGCTAACTGGCAGCAAAAGAAAGATAAAGAAGATGTTATACAAGAACATCCTATTGAACAAGTTGCTGAAGTTACCATTCCAGAGTCAATACCAGAACCAGAGATTGATCCAGAAGATTCAAATAAATGGGAAAAATTTACGGATAAGTTAAAATGGTCAAATGTTTTCACTAAACCAGTACCACTTCCAACTGATGCCAAAGAAATAATGAATGAATTCTTTCAAAAAGAAGAAGTGAAAACAACTAAACCTATTGAGTATGACTCTGCTGGTAGAAGAATTACTCCCATGACTGCAGAAGAAAATAGAGCAAAAACCATTGCTCAAGACGTTGAGGATTTGCAAAAACCCGTCTGACATCGTTAAAAATCCTAAATAGAATTATAATAACAATAATTCTGTGGGGAAAATAACATGGCAGACGAAAACAAACAAGGTGACAAAGGTGCATTTATAGAGAAACTATTGTTTGCTCTATTACCACTACTAATTGGTTCAACAGGATATTTAATCAGCGCATTGGGCGCAATTCAACATGATGTAACCATTTTGAATCAGAAAGTAAGTTTGGTTGTTACAACAGATAACAAACAAGCAAGCAATAGTGGTGCAGAACTTGCTCGTGAAAAACTACGTCAAGATCTAGAAAAAGAAATTCAAAAGAATCGTGACGCTATCATGGAGAATCGTCAACACATTGCTGTCATGGAAGACAGAATGAGTATGAAGAAAATTGGTCCAATGAAACAGGATTGATGAAATGACTATATGGGCAACTACGTATGGTCGATTGTAATCGTTAGTGCTGGAATAATATCGCCAGTTATACAAAATGTTGGTACTTTTAAAGATGAAGCTGCTTGTAAGAGTAGTCTAGCAGATCTTAAGTCCCAACTTCCCATCACATTCAAAACATTCTGCGTTCAGTATCAAGAACCACCACCAAAGCCAGTAGCACCTCCACCTCCTGCTCCATCTAATAGTATTAGTTCTAAGGATGCGAGAAAGTAATGGATCCATTTACAGCATTTGCTTTGGCTCAAGCAGCTGTCGCTGGCATTAAAAAAGCAGTGGCACTTGGGAAAGACATCAATGGTCTGATCAACGAATTTAGCAAATTCTACCAAGCAGCCGATGAAGTGCATCACTCTGCTGTTAAAACCAAAATAGAATCAATCCGCATGAGCAATGCGGAAATAAATGCCAAGGCACTACAAATTGCCATGGCATCAAGAGCATTGCGTGCTCATGAGAAGGAACTTAAAGACATACTATTCTGGTCTGGTAATGCTGATACTTACTATGAAATGCAAGCTGAACGTAAACGCATGATAGAAGAACGCCAAGCTGAAGATAGACGCATAGAAGAACAGAAACAAAAAGATCGAGAAGCCAAAGCACGTGCAGTAATGGGAACTCTTTGGATCATGGGTGCTCTATGTATAATTATACCATTATGCACTATTACTTTTCAGGTAATTACCCATAAAGGATTTTAATGGATCCGCTAACACTTTTCGCACTGGCAAATGGCGCAGTCAGTGCAGTAAAAGCTGGGTGTAAATTATACAAAGATATCAAAAGCGCAGCTGGAGATGTCAAGGATGTTCTCAAGGATCTAGATAAACAATTCCATGATCACTATCATGGTAAACCAATCCCACCAGAAGCAAAGAAACAATTAGTTCAAGAAAAGAATCGTGTCATTGAGCTAAATAAAAAATCTGATGACACTACTGGAATTTATTCAGAGATTGGTGAACATCTTGGTACATACTATGATAACTACTACAAGTGCATAGCAATCTTTGAAGAAGAAGAAAGACGCAGTAAAACTGAAATCTACACTGGTGACGCATCTCTAGGTAAACGTGCTCTTCAACGTGTTCTGATGAAAAAACAATTAGAGCAAATGGGTAATGAACTTCAACAATTAATGATCTACCAAAGTCCACCCGAACTAGGCGCACTGTGGACTGAAGTAAATGCTATGATGAAGAAACTAGGTGCGGAACAAAAGATTCTTATCACCAAACAAATGCAA